ACAGGCGCAGAAGTAGCGGCATTTACACCGGCACAAGAAGCCGCAATGAATACAAACATTGGTGCGGCAGAAGCGTTTGGTTTGTTAGCTCCTAACACTCTTACAGCTACAACAGGAATGCCCGAAGCAACTACATACGCAAATGGTATGAAAGGCTATGGCTCTATTGGTTTATATGACCAAGCACTAGCAGAACTTACAGCTAGAGACCCTGCAAACATGGCGGCTTACAACAGTTTATTTGGTAATGCTGTACCTGCTAATGTAGCGCGTTCATCAGGAGGCGGTCGAGGCGGAGGCGGAGGCGCACCAACTGTCTCAAGACCTGCTTATAATCCATACAATCCAAATACTTGGAGTACAAAAGATAGATTAGCACACGAAGCACAAGTAAGTCCAAATAGTACAAACAGTCAGTTAGAAAGTGCTTACGGACAAAAATCAAATTATGTGCCTACTAATAAAGACAGGATGCACAGAGGAAAAACTATGACAGACCGAATCAATAAAGCCGCAGGTAGTAATATTGCTAGAAGGTCAGGTGGAAAATATGGCTTTAGTATATAACAGGAGATAATTATGGCTAATCAAGGACTACCCGGCGGTCAAACACAAAATATAAATCAATTAGCCGCACAAGGTATAAAAGGTGCAGGGATGGGTACTGCGGCAGGAATGGCATACAATCCTAGTCAAGTAGGTGTAGCAGGTCAAAGCGCAACTGTAACTCCACAGACTCTTGCAGGAACAAACATGCAACCCTACACAAACCCATATGACGATGCTGTAGTTAAGGCTAACGAAGCAGACATATTACGTGGCGCACAAATGGGTATGAACAACTTGCAAGGTCAAGCTCAAGCCGCAGGTGCATTTGGTGGTAGTAGACATGGTGTTGCTATGGGTGAGATAGGTAGAGATACAGTTAGTCAATTAGCACAAGCATCAGCAGGACTTAGACAAGCAGGGTTTCAAAATGCTCAAAACATGGCATTACAAGATATTGGCAATAACTTTCAAGCTCAACTAGCTAATCAACAAGCCGGTATGGGTGATATATCTAATCAAATGCAAGCTGATTTAGCTAACCAACAAGCAGGACTTGCAGGCGCACAACAAAGACTAGGAGCGGCAAACCAGTTAGGTCAATTGTCTAATTTAGGCTTTGGTATGGGTCAGACTGTTAACAGAAACCTAGCTACACAGGGCGCACAACAGCAAGCACTACAGCAAGCATTGTTTGATGCGGCTAGAAAACAGTTTCAAGGATTTGTTGGACAGCCTGTACAAGGTCTTAACTATGTGACAGGTGCATTGAATGCTAATCCTGTCAGTACACCGCAGACAGTTACACAAACTAAAACACCGGGTCTGTTTGATTATTTAACTTTAGGAGCTAACGCATACACCGGTAATCAAGCGCAACCAACCCCGTTCTAGGAGATAAAAATGGCATTAGGATTAGGACAAATACTAGGAGGAGCAATATTAGGAGGAGGTCTCTTAGGTGGCAAGGACGATGAAGAACAACAAGGAATTATGAGCGGCATTTCTAATGTTAGTAACTCATTATTTGCCGGTATGTCACAAGAACAGGTCTACAGACTAGGACAAGGCTTTAATTCTATGCGTTTAGAGCCTGACCAAGGTATGCATGCCAGTTTTGAGAACAGAATTACTGCTTTACGTGAAGGTGATGCTCAAACAAAAAACAGAAACGCTACTGTTACAGCTCTTTTGGGTATGAAGTCAGAAAATTACCCTAATGGCAGAACAGATTTAGCAGAAATGGTTAAGACAGGAGTCTTACCTGCGGCAGAAGCTATTGCAATGGCAACTAAAGTAGAACCTTTGTCAGCATTTGCAGAAAAAATGGCATGGCTTAAAAATAACCCGGATGCTACACCTGAACAAAAAGCATTGGCAGGTATTACAACTGCTGTTGAAACAGAATTTGACAAAAAATTTAAACTTTTCTCAGACACTAGTGAAAATAGTATTTTAACTGCGGCTCAAAAGAAAATAGGTATGGAAAACCTGTTGGGTGTTGGTACAACTAGAGACTCGTTTGAAAGAAAAGTAGATTTATATAATCAAATGAAAAAAGATGGTGAGTTAACACCTGACATGTTAGAACTGTTTGGTATTCCTAAAGTACAACAAGCAGAATTTGAAAAGAAAATGAATGAGCTTGAGTTGTTAGCACAACAAAGTGGCATGAAACCTGTTGAATTAATGGATAGAAAGATTGCGCTTGTGTCTAATTTCACACCGGATGATGGTAAGACCGATTCTATGCGCCTTATGGACTACAGAGCGCAAGAAGCAGGATTAGAACCGGGTACTCAAGAATATCAAGACTTTTTCTTTAACTATGGCGGAGGCAATACAAATATTGACATTGATTTAGGTGCTGAAGATGCGGCACAAGCTGAATATGACAAAAAGTTGCAAGCCGCATTAGTAACACAAGACATGGAAGATATTGAGGCTGTAAGAAAGGCTAATAAAAATATTGAAAAATTAGATGAAGTTTTAAAAGTTATTGATGAGGGCAAACCAAACCTTGGTGCTTTGCAAAATGTTAAGCAACGATTAAACGAGCTTGTTGCACAATTTACCAATATGGATGAAGCTGTCGAAAGAGCTACAGATACACAGTTATTAGAAGCCTTACTAGGTAGTGATGTATTTGGAATGATTGCTATTTTAGGCATTGGCGCACGTGGTATTGATACACCGGCAGAAAGAGATTTCTTAATTAAAGTTATGACAGGTCAATTAGAAATGACTCCTGAAGCTTTGAGACAAATGACATATTACAGACGTAAATATTCAAGACAAGTTATTGATGAATACAACAAGCGTTTAGATGCAGGTTATTATTCAGATTATCAAAGAAGCAGAAAATTAGAAAAAATTGATATTAAACCATTACCTGTATATCAGCCTCCACTTGTAGAAAATACTGTAAGTGCAGACAGAGGTAACGAACTTGTAAATAAATATAATTTAGGTGGACAGTAATGCCAACTTATGCAGATTTAATTTCAGCATTGAACAAAGCAGACAGAGCAGGTAATACTGCTGATGCTAATGAAATAGCAAGTATTATTAGAGAATTGTATCCAAATGGTGATATTAAAGAAGCTATTACACCACAAAACGTTATAGACGAAGCTTACATAGCACAAGAAGGTGGTAATGTTGCAGTAACAGAGCCAATTATGCAAGAAACTGTTACTACTGACCAAATGGGTAATACCTTGACTAATGATGGTGTAATTAGACAACCTTCTGCATCAGAAAACATAACGCAATCGACTAGACCGCAAGAAGAAGTGATAGCTACACTTGATGAGGCAGGACAACAAGTAGTTGTACAAACACCTACTGGTATGGCTTACATAGACCAAGCTAATCGTATTGTGTCTAATGATGAAGCAGTTGTTGCGGCGGCTATGGCAATGTCACAAGGTCAAGAGACTGAACACCCAAGCAAAGTGTACCAAATACTAGAAGCTAAGAAAAATGTAGGGATAACACAAAACCCAATAGACTACACAGCAGGAGCAACTGGTAATTTAATAGAAGGTGCTGTGGGTGTTGGTAGTTATCGAGATGAAGCTGTAGGAGCAATAAACGATGGCATAAATTGGTTATATCAAACCGCTATAGGTGGTGACTCCGCTAAACCTGATTTGCCTGAAAATCTTGTAAAACCCGGTGATGAAATAACAGAAAGAGCAAAAAACATTGATGCTGATTTCGACCTTGCCTACCCTAAAAGTGCAATAGCGTTAAATTTAGCAGGAGGCATAAGTACTGGTTATTTATTAGGCTCAACGAAAAAAGCAAAACAGTTATATAAATGGATACAAAATTTACCAAGGGGTTTCAAACCTTTTGCATTAGGTGGAACTGGTGCAGGTATTGGTGGTTCAGAGGGTCTGTTATATGGGTTTGGTGCAGGTGAAGAAGGTGAACGTTTAGATGAATCAATAGAACAAGGTATTTTTGGCGCAATAACAGGTGGTGTACTAAATCCTTTGATACAGCCTTTAACGTTTGGATACCAAAGACTAATAGCAGGACTAAAAGACGAAAGCACAGAAAAAATTGGTGCATTGCTTGGTATAGGTAAAGAAGCATCAGACATAATCAAAGAAACAATAGCCGCAGGCGGTTCTTCACTTGAAGAAATGATAGGAAACCTTAGACGTGGCGGTCTTGGTGCTGATGGTGGAATGATTGCAGATGCTGACGTAGCTACACAAGTAATAACAGATGCTGTAGCGGCGGCAGGTGGAGTTAGTGCATCACAAATTAATAAAGTATTAAGAGATAGAGTATCAAGTAATTTTGCAGGATTGACAACGAGTCTTGACCAAAATATTGCTGAAATACCATTTATGGAAGAGTTTCCTACTATTAGGCAAGACCCAATAGATATAGCCAAACAAAATGCTAAAGCAACTCGACCTGCAAGAGAAAAAGCATACGAAAAAGCTTATAAAAAACAAATAGATTATTTGTCACCGAAAGGGCAAAAAGTGCAAGAAGCTCTTAATGAAATAAACGAAGGCACGCTCACAACAATTCTAGATAATATAAATAGTAGCATACGAAAAAGTACAGGAGATACTACAGAACTTGCATTTAAAAGAAATATTGGAGCAGATGGTAAAGAATTTTTAACTCTAGTTGATATGCCTACAATGAAACAACTAGATTTCATTAAACGTGAGTTAAGTAAAATGGCATTTGATTCAGCAGGTGTACCTGCTCCGGGCAGAATGTTGCCTGTTATGTCTAGAGAAGCAAAAGATGCATTAGAACTACGTTATCAGCTATCTGAAGCCTTAAAAGAAGCAAACCCGGATTATCGTAAAGCAGTTAAATTAGGTCAAGATAAAATAACAAGCGAAAATGCATTGGCTCATGGTTACGATATGCTTGACAAAGCAGTAACACCTAGTCAAGTAGGAAAAATAATGATAGATGCCGGTGATATGGAAAAAAATTACATACGCTTAGGGATTAGAGCAAAGCTTGAAAGAGTTATAGGTGAAATGACACCTACACCTTCTAGAATGCCTGACAGTAAAGAATTAGATGAGATATTTAAAATATTGTCATCTAGAGACAATAGAAGCATATTAGAAACTGTTTTAGGTGGTAAAGAATTTAAAGCAATAGTAAAAGATTTAGATAAAGCTGAAATAGCTATAAAAATGCGAATTGCTGTAGCGGAAAACAGTAAAACAGCAATACGAGCTAATGTAAATAAAACTATTACAGATGCAACAGATGCATCAAAAACAGTAAAACAAGTGTTAGCTGAAGGTAGAGGTGTAGAAGCTACAAGAATGATGATACAAAGAATTAATGCAGTAGAAGCAGTTTCAAAAAGAGACAAGCAGATTATTTTAAAAGACCTTGCAAATGCAATGACAGCTACACGTGGTAAAGCGGCTATTTCAAAACTTAGACAAGTGTATGATGCTGTTAAAAATGGTCAACAAACTATAGACGATTTAGAATATATAGCTAATTTTATGTATACAGGTATAAACTTAAATCTTATTACAGGTTCAGTCACTAAGGCTAGAGAAGTTAGAGATTACTTATCAGAGGAGCAATAATGAATCAAGAAGCAATGACAGATGATGATGTACAAAGCATAGCTAAAGATGCGTTAGATTCTGCAATATCCTTTGTTGAAAGTGAAATAGCTGAAGACAGAATTAAGTCACAACGCTACTTTGAAGGTGAGACAGACATAGGACAAGAAGATGGACGTTCTAAAATTGTAGCTACTAAAGTAAGAGACACTATTAGAGCTATTAAACCTAGCTTAATGCGTGTGTTTTTGTCCTCTGAGAACCCAGTAGAGTACATACCAACAAGCCAAGAAGATGTTGTAGGCGCAGAACAAGCTACTAAATACGCACATTGGAAGTTTCAGCAATTAGGTGGTTACACATTATTAAATAACGCTATACATGATGCGCTTGTTAAAAAAACAGGTGTTTTAAAAATATGGTGGGAAGAAAATACATCAGCAACAATACACACTTACACAAACGTCACAGAAGAAGAAATGGCGGCTATTGTTAATGAAGATGATGTAGAAGTATTAGAACACACAGAAGAAACAGAGATAGAAGTAGACGAGATGGGTAATCAACTATCTTCATCTATGCATTCTTTAAAAGTTAGTCATAAAAAAGCTAATGGTGAGCTAAAAATAATGGCAGTACCGCCTGAAGAGTTTGTTGTTGATAGAAACGCTAAAAGTGTAGAAGATGCGTACATTGTAGCTCATAGAACAGAAATGCGAGTAAGTGACTTAGTTGAGATGGGTTACGATTTTGAAGAGGTATCTAATTTATCAGGATTAAGCTCAGATGATACGTATACAGACACAGAAGCATTTGAGCGTAAAGGATATGAGCAAGACGAAGAGCAAAACACACAAGACGTATCTATGAAAAAGGTAGCTGTTACTGAAGCTTACATGAAGATGGATAAAGAAGGTACTGGTGTTGCTATTATGTACAGAATATTAATGGCAGGTGGTGATGATAAAGTTTTAGAGTGTGAGCCATATGGTGATGTACCTTTTGCAGTCTTTGAAGTAGACCCTGAGCCACACACATTCTTTGGTCGTAGTATTGCAGACTTGGTTATGAACGACCAAGACTCATCTACAGCTA